GGAACCCGATCGAACGACACGCTGTACTGTCCGTACTGCCGGGTCGTCAGCACATCCCGCCGGAGCGCCAACTCCCAGCTGACGAAATACGGGTCCAACGAGCTGTTGACATACGTTTCTTCGGACACGGCCATGTTCGAATAGTTCGCCTTCGAGAGGTCGCCAATCTTCGACGTCGGCACACGGAACGCGCCGGCGATCTGCTCGTTGAGGCTACGGTGCAGCTCGGTCAACTGCGCATCGTCGTTCGTGCTGGAAATCGGCGTGAACGTCAGGCCCTGGTCGAGCACCGGAATCTTGCCGCGGTTCGCGCTGCCGCCGTAGTTGGTCGCCCAGTAGTCGCGGAGCCGCTCGCCGGTCAGCGGGTCGAGCTTGTTGACCGTCTGCAGTACGCCGCTGGGTTTCCCGTTGTTCTTGAAGAACGTCGCCGTGTATTGCTGCAGCGCCAGCGCCGAGCCGATGGCCTCGCGACAAAATTGGAGAGGGGTCGTCGACGTGAGCTCGAGAATCGGCGGCGAGCTCGGATCGAACAACCAGGTGACCGCCGTGCTGCCCGCGCGATACGTCCAGCGCTTCTGTCTCGAGGCGGTGCGGTCGACGGTCATGTACTCGGAGACGAGCGGCCAGAGCGCGACGATGCGCCCGTCCACGCGGACAATCTCCGCATACGCGCGCCCGTAGAGCAGCAACTGCCACATCAGCGCGTGCTGAAACTGATAGGCCGTGAGCTCGGGATTCGGCAGCGAGCCGAGAATCTCGAACAACGGATGGTCGACGGCATCGACGTAGGTCTCCGGCGCGGTCTGCTGCCGGAAGCGAATCGGCGTCCGCGCGACATCCTGGCTCAGCACCTGGACGCAGGCGAAGACCGCCGGCACCTGGAGCGCGGTCTGCGGGTCGACGGTCATCCCGCTCGCGGTCGGTCCGCTCGAGAAGAGCGCGAGCAGCTCCTTCGACGGCGTCGCCAGTGACCGCCGTTCCCACCAGCGACGGATCGGATTGCTCATAGAGACTCCAGGGTGAGAAACACGGACACGATGACCGTGTTTCTCCTGGCCCTTACACGATGATTTTGCTGATCCGGACGACCGCGAGCGGATTCGGCACAATCAAATCCGCGCGCAGAATCGCCCGTAGTTCGCTCTGATCGGTATTGAACAGCCGCGAGCGGTCGAGCACGATGGTCGTGTCCTGCCGGAACACGGCGTACACCTGCGAGGCATCAAACACATACGCGCTCGATTCCGCCGTGCCTTCCACGACCGACAGTTGCGACGAGAGAAACACCGGGACGCCGTAGATGGACCGCGCCGCCGCGCTGCTGGTGCTGTCCAGCAGGAGCGGCACGTTGTTCGCCGCCGTGCCTTCCTTCAGCTTCGACAAGGTGCCCCAGGTCCGCGGATGCATCACGATGGCGGTCGCGTGCGCGTTGTTCGTCTCGAGCGTCGTAATCGCGTTGGCAAATACATCCAAATTCGCCGGCGCCGCGGCCAGCGAGCTGTCGAGCGTGATGCCGACGACGTTCTTGAGCCCGCGAATCTCCGGCGGCGTGCCGCTCCCCTCGAAGCAGCCGAGGTCGAACTTCAGCGCCAGGGCCCGCGCGACCTGCATCTCGAGTAGCGCGACGACATCGGGATTGCTGTCCGCGATGAGCTCGTTGGAGATGACCTGCAGACTCGCGAGCTTCCGCGGCGTCGCGGTGACGTCCGTATAGCCGGGGTCATTCGGCGTGATGGTGCCCGCTTCCGCGGTCCAGGCCGCGGTCGGGTCGCTATCGATGCGCGGCATGTGGAGCACATCGCGCATGGTGGTGATGCGCCGAAGGCCGGTCTTCAGCATCACGCTCTCGGCCGCCAGGCGGTCGATGAAGGTGCTGCTCCAGTCATCCGGCGCGATGACGGCGCCGGCACCAGACCCTTCCACCAGGGCGCGCAGCTCGAGCCCGAACAGGCCGGTCTTCTTCTTCCCCTTCTCCGGTGGCCGCTGACTCTCCGGCACGAAGGCCCGCGTCTCGGTGCGCTGCTCGATCGCGCGCTGGAGGCCGAGAATGGCATCCCGCTCGCGCATCGAGGCGTCGTAGCTACGCTGCTCAGACGCCAGCAACGTGTCGCGGTTCGCCTGGCTGGCGGTATCGAGCACGGTCTGCGCGGCCGCCTGCCGGAGCTCGACCTGCGTCCGGAATGCCGTGGCGACATCGTCACCGAACGCGCCCCGCGTCGCCGCGATCGTCGTGAGCTCGGCCAGCGGCACGAGCTCGGTCTTCTTCACGAACTCTTGAATCTCCATCACGTCACCTCGAAAAAGGCGGGTCCCCGCCTTTTTTATCCGTCTTAATCTCCCGGCCGGTGACCGTCGGAGACCTATCGGCCGGACTCGGGGAGTCGTCGGCCTGGTAAGTAAACTTACCGCTCTTAATGCGTCTGTCCGTCCATCCCCGGCAACCCGACCGGCGTCCCGAAGCTCGGAATGTCGCGCGGGTCAATCGAGAACCCGCACAGCCACTGCCCGAGATGCTGGCCGTCTTCGCTCAATCGCGCGATGTCAATCCGGCTGACCCGCAGATTCACGTTCACCGTGAGGTCGGTCACGTCCGTGTCCCCGGTCATGCCGGCCGCCGCTTCGAGCAACTGCATCAGCGCCACCTGAAACGTCGCGACCGCGGCCCTGACTGAGACCGCCTTTTCGATCCTGATTTCCGCCATCACGCCTCCAAGAAAAAGAGATTCGGTTCATACGCCAGCGTCGTCGGCATCGCCAGCAGCGCCGAGAGCGCGAGCAGAATGGCATCGACCGCGTCGATTTTGTTCGGGCTCATCGGTGCGTCCTTCGTCGGCAGCAAGCTGCCATCCCGGCGCCGCTCGACGCAGCAGTTACTGACTTGCCAGGTGAGAAACGAGCTGCCCGCGTGCCGGAGCTGCCGCGCCTTGATGCGCGCCTCGAGGTCTTTCGCCGGCGGCGTGAACACCTTCCCGTTCTTTGATTCGACACGCGCCGGCAGGCCCGCCGCGGCCAGGGTCGCCGCCAGGTGCATCGCGCCGAAGCGTTCGAAGACGATGTCTTTGACGTCGAACCGTTCCGCGTCGGCCTTGAGGTCGGTTTCGATCGTCGGATAGTCGGTCAGGTTCCCCGGCGTCGCGGTGAGCTCGCCGCTCTGCAGCCAGTGGAGATAGGCCGGGGTCGCGCGTGACCGTTCCTGCACGGCGAGCGCCGGCAGGTACCCTCTCACGAACACATACACCAGGCCGTCGCGTTGAAAGACGAGCGCGACCGCCGCGATGTCGTCACGTTCCGCCAGGTCGACGCCAATCCAGCAGGGCTCATGCTCGAAGGCCTCGAGCGTCAGTGTCGAATCCGCGCAGGCCTGCCAGCCGGGCATCGACAACCAGGTGTTCGCGGAATGCAGCCAGCGGTTGCACATCTTGGTTTCGAATTCCCCCTGCAGGCCTGGGGTCTGTTGCGCGTCGAGGCAGTAGCGCCGCACGTAGTCGAGCAACGGCGTCACGCCGATCATCGGGAGCGCCTTCGGCCAACAGGACTCATCTTTCCAGTCGTCGAGCTCGTCGAGCTCATACAGCACACAGAAGACGTGATCGGCGTCGAGCACGCCGTCGAGAATCTTCATCGCCGTCGAGCGGAGCGCATACCCGACGCTGGTGAGCGAATAGCCGGCCGTCGTCGGCGCCCACAGCATCGCATCCGGGCGCGCGCCCTGGGCGCTTTTGAGCACGTCGTGCAGCTCGAACGTCTGCGCGTGGGATTCGTCGAGCGAAATAAAGCTCGGCGAGAGGCCGTCTTGCGTGCTCGACTTGCTGTTGATCGGTTTCGCATACCCGCCGGTCGCCCCGAAGGTGATCGCATTCGCATACGCGATGAAGCCCAACTCGCGCAACCAGGGCGACCGCTTCACCATGCGCTGCATGATCGAAAAGACAATCCGGCTTTGATTGCCAGTGCTCGCGCCGCAGATCACGCTGGCGCCCGGCTCGTTCTCGACGGCCAGGTGATAGAGCGCCGCGGCCGCGACGAGGGTCGACTTCGCCGATTTGCGGCCGACTTCAAAGAACGTCGTCGTCACCAGCCGATAGCCGTCCGCCTTCCGGAAGCCGTAGCACGCGGCCAGGATGAACACCTGGACCGGCTCGAGATGAATCGTCGGCGAATGCCAGCGGCCTTCGACGTGGGGGAGCTGCTCGATGAACACGCAGACGTCCTGCACATGCGCGGTCGACCAGGTGTAGTTCGGATTTAAATCCGAACGCATCCGCCGGAATCGCTCACACGCGAGCTTCGTCCAGCGACACGCGACGATCGCGCCCTTGAGCACGTCGGCGACGTAGCGATCGGCAATCGCCGTGAACTTCCGGCTCTCACTGACTCCCGGTGCCAGGGAGAGCGCGCGACGAGGCTTCGCCGTCTGCGACCGAACGCGACAGGGCCGCAGCGTGCCGCGCTTCCGCTTCTCGGCGACGGGTAACGGCTTCGGCCCTTTGCGCTTTTTCATGGATGCCCGATTAAATGCCTGCCGGGTGCTCTCT